CGGCTCAATTAATATTACACCATGGAATGAAGTAGATTTAGGAGTCAATAATACTTGGACTGAGGTTGATTTGGCAGCTTAGATTTAGTAATATAACAATATAAGGATTTAAAATTATGGCATCATCATATACATCACTCGGAGTGGAACTTCAGGTAACCGGTGAAAACGCTGGTACGTGGGGTGATAAAACAAATACAAATTTACAATTAATCCAACAATTAGTTGGAGGATTTAATCAAACATCAATTGCAGGTGGAGCTGGAGACACAACTTTAACAGTTGTTGACGGTAACACAACAGGAACTGCTCAACAGAATATGATTGAGTTGACTGGAACAATAACTGGTAACAGAACAGTTTCAATACCTTTAGACATCGAAAGAATGTACATTATAAGAAATTCAACATCAGGAGCTTACACAGTTGAGTTTCAATATGTTTCAGGTTCTGGATCAAGCGTTACATTTGCAGCTACGGATAAAGGAACTAAATTACTTTATGCTAAGGGCGATGATGGAACAAACCCTAACATTATTGATGTTGGAATGGTCGATTTAACAGGAGTTCAAACTTTAACAAACAAAACTTTAACATCTCCTGCAATTGGTACTTCAATTTTAGATACCGGTGGAGCTGAGTTGTTAAAAGTTACAGCAACAGGATCAGCTGTTAATGAGTTGACTCTTGCAAACGCAGCGACAAATAACAATCCAACTTTATCAGCAACAGGTGATGATGGAAACGTTGGTATTGATTTAACACCAAAAGGTTTGGGTGCTGTTAAACTTACAAGCATCGGTAGCATTGAAGCTCTTCAAGAAAGAGCAACAGTTGCTGCTACAGGTACAACTGGAACAGTGACTTTTGATTTACTTACACAAGCAGTGCTTTACCATACATCAAACGCAGCAGGTAACTTCACAGTAAACTTCAGAGGCGATGGCTCAAATACTTTGAACAACACTATGAACACAAACGATTCGATGACAGCAGCTTTCATAATTACAAACGGAGGAACACCTTATTACAACAGTGCTGTCCAAGTAGACGGATCTGGAGTAACTCCTGAGTGGCAAGGTGGAGCAGCCCCTACTGCTGGTAATGCAAGTTCAAACGACATTTATACATATACAATAATCAAAACTGGTGACGCTACATTCAAAGTTTTTGCAGCACAAACACAGTTTGCGTAATAGGAGATAATTGGAATGCCGATTATAGGTTCAAGAGGAGCAGCTTCAGCAAGCGGTTTCGGACAAAGACAAGGAGCCAAAGATTTAATTGAAGCTACTGGCGGAACGATTGAGGATATCGGTGATTTCAGAGTTCATACTTTTCTAACAAGCGGAAATTTTGTTGTAGATGGTATTTCAGGTAGTTTACCTGCACCAGCTAAAGCAGTCGACTATGTTGTTGTTGGCGGCGGAGGCGGCGGTGGATATGGCTTTGGTGCGGGCGGCGGAGCAGGAGGATTTAGAGAATCTCATGTTGAAGCAATCTCTGGTCCATACACTGCAAGTCCATTAGCATCAACTACATCTATTCCAATATCAGCATCTCCAGGAACTTATCCAATTGTGATTGGAGCTGGAGGAGGTTCCCTTACACCAGCTTCCGGAGGAGATGGTCAAAATGGAGCTGCATCAAGTTTTTCTACAATAACTGCATCTGGCGGTGGCCACGGAGGTGGAAATACCCAAGGTTCAGGAAATCCAGGAGGATCTGGCGGAGCCGGTGGAAACAACGGCGGAGGACCAGCTGGAAGCGGAAATGCAGGAGGTTATTCACCACCCGAAGGAAATAATGGTGGAGCAGGATCTCCTCAAACAGGTGGCGGCGGCGGAGCCGGCACGGCGGGAACAGCTTCGGGACCAGGAGGTGCTGGAGTTGGAACTGAAATTTCTGCAACAGCAGGTGTTCAAGGACCAAGTGCACCATTAAGATATTTCGCTGGTGGAGGATCGCCAAGTCAAATTGCAACGGGCGGCGGTGGAATCGGCGGGGGCGGTGGAAGTCCTTATAATTTCACTACACCAGATTACCCAGGACCTACCAATAAAGGACAACCAGGAACTGGTGGTGGAAGCAGAGGAGACTTTTATAACAACCCACAAGTAGGTGGCCCAGGAGTTGTAATTATAAGATATAAAATTAAATAATATGATAGTTTTTGGAAAATTAGATGAAAACAATATAGTCTTAAACGTAATGGTCGTAGACAAAAAAGATACGTCAGATGAGAATGGAGAAGTATCAGAGTCTGTAGGTCAAGCATTTTGTGAAAGTATAACTGGGTGGCCAGCAGCTCAATGGGTTATAGAGGGCTATGGTAACCAAAATCCTTGTGGCGTTGGTATGGAATGGGATCCTGTTAACAAAATTTTTTGGACACCTCAACCTTATCCATCATGGACTAAAAATATTGCAGAGGCTAATTGGGTTTCACCTTTGGGTATGCCTCCTGAATTAACTGAAGAGCAAAAAAGTGAAAATAAACACTGGGATTGGGATGAAGAAAACCAACAGTGGAATCTAATTACAATGGAAATAAAAGGTTAGTAATTAGTTTTACTTACATCGCATTGTATTATATAAGATGATCTGCGATGAACAAAAAAATTCTATCCGAAATTGATATTTACGAAGGTAGTATAATCTTACCTAAAAATCATGAAATAGATAGATTCAAAATTAAATCTGATATTTTACAATCAAAATTAGAAAATAAAACAATAAGTCAAAATCCTTTTGTTTTTGCTTCTTCTGATTACAGTATCGAAACTTCTCAACCATTAAATCTTATTAGAAACACCATAGCTGAAAAAACACGTGCTTATCATGAAATGGGTATTGAACCTAGATTGTCTTTTGGAAATGTATACGAGCCAAAACAACAATCTTTTTTTAGAAACATGATAGACCCAGTGAATATTAAAGAATCACCCGACTATATTATGATATATGGAGTAGACGTTGATAAAAATACGTCTGTCGTTTTAGAATCAAAAGATAAAAGAGGTGTAAACCAATTATCCGTATATCCAATCATTAACAATCATTATGTTATGTTTCCTGCTTATCTTAAGTTTTTTATAAATGAAAACGATTCTTTTCAAACAAATGTTTTGTTAAGTACAACGTATGTTAAATTATAAAGTAGTTGATAATTTTTTGCCAAAAAAAACATTCAAAGAATTAAAAAAAATAATTCTAGGTCATGACTTCCCTTGGTTTTATAATCCTACAACATCAGGGCCAACTTCAAATGACGGTCACTGTTTTACGCATTTATTTTATTGGCATAAAGTAGGAGAATCTAAATATTTTAATATCCTTAAACCTATTATAAGTAAATTAAATCCTGAATTTATTTGTAGAATAAAAGCTAATTTTTATCCACGTACTTCTCATATACAAGAGCACGGAGTGCATACTGACTTCCCATTTAAACACAGTGGGTTTATTATTTATATAAATAGTAATGATGGTTTTACGAGGCTTCAAGACGGAACAACAATTGAAACAATAGAAAACCGAGCTTTATTTTTTGATTCTTCCATACCACATAACAGCACAACTTGTACAAACGCAGACGGTAGAGTCAACATTAACTTTAATTATTTAAAATGAATTTGTTTCATAAATATTGGTTTTTTGAAAAAGCTATATCACCTAAAACATGTGATGAAATAATTAGATATGGTTTGTCTAAAAAAAATAGAGAACAAATAGCTTTTACTGGTCATCCTAAATTTAAAAGGGATTTAATAAAAAAACCTCCAACAAAAAAAGAATTAAAAGATTTAAGAAAAACAAGAAATTCTAATGTTACTTGGTTAGATGATCGATGGATATACGATGCTGTACAACCATTTGTTCATGCAGCAAATAAAAATGCAGAATGGAATTTTCAATGGGACTGGTCTGAGGCTTGTCAGTTTACAAGATATTCAAAGGGACAGTTTTATGATTGGCATTGTGATAGTTGGGATAGGCCTTATGAAGAGGGTCCAACAAAAGGTAAAATTAGAAAATTATCTGTAACAGTAAGTTTATCAGACCCTAAAGATTATTCTGGTGGAGAATTAGAATTTGATTATAGAAATAAAAACCCAAAAGAAAAAACAAGATTTGTAAAATGCAATGAAATATCACCAAGAGGATCAATTGTGGTTTTTCCATCTTTCTTGTGGCATAGGGTATGTCCTGTAACAAGAGGCACAAGATATTCTTTGGTGATGTGGAACTTAGGTTTACCGTTTAAATGAGTAAGATTACTGTATTAGATAATTATTTAAAAAAAGAGGATTATGTAAATCTAAGAAAAGTATTAGAGTCTAATGAGTTCCCTTGGTATTTTTATCCCTTAACGTCAAAAGCAACTGATGATATTTTTAATTATCAATTCAATCATGTTTTTTACAGAGATGATACGCCTAACTCTGTGTATTTTGATATTTTAAAACCTTTAATAAAACAAATAAAACCAATAACTTTATTTAGAGTTAAAGCAAATTTAAACCCCATATCTCATAAATTAGTAAAATTTGATAAACACGTTGATCAAACTTATTTTAGATGTAAAGCAGCTATATATTATGTTAATGATAATAATGGATACACTGTAATAGAAAAAAAGAAAATACAATCAAAAAGCAATAGAATGGTTTTCTTTGATACTGATATAGAACATTATGGAACAAACTCTACCAATTGCAAAAACAGAATGTTAATAAATTTTAATTACTTTTAATGACAATAAATTTTAAAAAAAATAAATACACCATCATTAAAAAAGCAATATCTAAAGAACTAGCTACGTTTTTATATAACTATTTATTAATGAAAAGACAGGTTGCTAAAACTTATTTTGATTCTAGGTATATATCACCTTACAACAAAGAATGGGGTGTATGGGATGATCTTCAAGTCCCAAACACTTATTCCCATTACTCCGACATAGCTATGGAAACTTTATTACTTAAATGTCAACCAGCCATGGAGAAAGCCACAAAAACTAAATTAATTCCTATGTATTCTTACACAAGGATTTATAAAAATGGAGATGAATTAAAAAGGCATAAAGATCGACCAAGTTGTGAAATATCAACAACTTTAAATCTTGGTGGAGATCCGTGGCCTATATATTTAAGCCTAACAGAAAACGTAGGCTTCCCTGATGGTAAAAATATTACAACTGAAAGTAATGCAAAAGGTAAAAAAATAAATTTAAAACAGGGTGATATGCTTGTTTATTCTGGCTGTATTTTAGAACATTGGAGAGAAAAGTTTGAAGGGCAAGATTGTGCACAAGTATTCTTACATTACAATAACTCTGAATCACCGATAGCAAAACAATTCGACAATCGACCTCATTTAGGTCTTCCAGATTATTTTAAAAGGTTTCGTAATGACTAGTCATCCTCCTTATTGGTATTGGGACAATCAATTAACTTTAAAAGAAGTTAAAAAATTAAATAAGTTAATTATGTCAAAATATGATTTTATAGAGCCAAAGAAAGCTGCTGCACATAATCAAGACGGAACATCAAAAAAAAATTTAGATTCTTATGTAATTTACTATAAAAAAGTAAAGCCTTACATTTCAAAATTATTAACTAATGTTTATGAGGTAAATCGAAAAGCGTATGGTTATGATCTGTGGGAGTACAAAGACACAGATACATGTTTATATAATTTTTATACCTCTGACATTAAAGCTAATTATGACTGGCATATAGACAAAGATCCAGATCCTTACGCTGACATGAAATTTACTATGATCATCAATCTTTCTGAAAAACCTTTCGAGGGAGGAGATTTATTTTTACAAGAAACTGGCAATATGGAAGTTAAAGAATTAAAAAAACCTGGAACATACATGATTTTTAAATCTCACACACGACATATGGTTACTCCAGTTACAAAAGGAGAAAGAAAGAATTTAGTTTTATTTTTAACTGGACCTAACTTTAAATGAGCTACGAATTTTATTATTCAGGACCTTTAATATTTAAGTCACGTTTGACTGATGAAGAATTACGTAAGTTAATCGCTTTGTGTAAAAAAGATAAAAAACAATCATGGAATAAAAATCTAGCAGGACTTATTGAAGAAGAATATAGAATAGGAGATCAGATAGCTTTAAAAAAAATTTTAGATCCACATTTATTAAATTTTAAAGCTGCCTATGAAAACTGGTATCAAAGCACTTTTAAAGATATATCCATTGTAGAGGGATGGGTTAATTTTATGAAAGCTTATGAACATAATCCGATACACACACATACTCAATGTGATTTTTCTTCTGTTATATATTTAAGCTTTCCAAAGAGTTTTAAAAAAGAAATACAAAATACAGTTACAAGTGGTACAAAACCTGGAGATATAAACTTTTTTATAAATGCTCAGGATACACCCTTTTATATAAATAGAAGAAATTTTACACCACAAGTAGCAGATTTCTTAATGTTCCCTGCATCTCTACCTCATTTTGTAAATGGTTTTAAAAGCAAAGGAGAAAGAATTAGTGTAGCTATAAATTTTAAGATTAGTTAGTCGTGAAATTATTAGAATTTAAAAACCAAGGTCAAAACAATCCATTAGCTCCAGTATGGAGATATTTTATATTTGAGGCATCCATTGAAAATATAAATTTAAAAAATCTATCTAAATATTTACTCAAAAAAGAAAAAGATATATTAAAATTAAAAATATCTAATGATGGATATACTGGATTAAAAAATCATACGACTACAAGACATAAAGAATATAATCTTTTTAATTTTAAACACAAAGAAATAGATAAATTAAAAAAACAAATAATTAAAAACCATAATAAATTTATACAAGCTTTAGGATTAAAGTTACCCAAAACTTTATATGGTAAATGCTGGTATAATATTATGAATAAAAACGAAGCCATAAAAGCTCATGCTCATTCTTGGAATGCAGATACTTATTTAGGTGGGCACTTTTGTGTTCAATGTAATAATACATCTACTTATTATATAAATTCAATAAATCAATTATGTGATCCAACAGCTTATCAAAGTAAAAACGAAGAAGGTAAACTTACTTTGTTTCAAAATTTTATTCCTCACTATACGGATAAACACAAAGGTGATAGTAAAAGAATTACAATTGCTTTTGATTTAGCAGTAGTAAAAATTAATAATAATTATATTGTTCTACATGAATATAGTCGATAGGTTTTCAAAGAACTTAACTGCTATAGAATACCCAAAACAAAAATCTTCATGGAATATTGCTGGTATTTTGAAGGGTCAAAACGCATTTTATAAGTTTGATGTCAGAGGTTTAATTAAAAAATCACACAATAGAGGTTATAAAAAAGGTCGTCTTGATTCTAAAGCTGACAAGATGGTATTTGAATTTAATAATCAATGGGTAATACTAGATATGAACGAATTAACAAATTATGTTAAAAAACATAATCTCAAGGATCTTGAGCTTAGTGATATGGTTGACAGGCTAGAATGGACTATAAAACTTCCTAAAGTGGCTGAGTAGAAAATAGATTTTGAATATTGTATAATTCAGAATGCCTTTAAATTTTGTTAACATAAGACCAGGCTTCAACAAACAGATCACTCCTACAGCTGCTGAGGGTCAGTATATAGATGGAGATAACGTAAGGTTTAGGTATGGTTTGCCAGAAAAAATTGGTGGTTGGGAACAACTTACAGCAAGTACAATAGTAGGAGCTGCAAGAGCACAACATCAATGGACAGATTTAGATGGTCGTAGGTATGTTGTAATAGGAACACACAAAGCTTTAATACTTTATTACTCTGAAGCTTTTTATGACATCACACCTTTAGATACAACTTTGACAGGAGCAACTTTTGATACGACAAGTGGTTCAGCTACAGTAACAGTAAACTTAGCTTCTCATGGTTTTGAGGTAGGAGACTTATTTACTTTCACATTAACCTCTGCACCCACTGGTTTTGTTGCAGCAGATTTTAATGGAACTTTTCAAGTAGTCACTGTCCCTGACATTAACTCATTCACAATTACAATGGATTTAACTTCATCAGGAACTGCCACAACTTCTGGTTCAGCTTCTGTAAATCCTTATGTAAAACCTGGATCTTTAAACCAAACTTTTGGTTTTGGTTATGGTACTGGTTTGTGGAGTGGTAGTTTAGCTGGTGCCATATCATCAACTTTAAACGGATCTTTAGCTGATGATGCACAAGGTAATAACGGTTCAGCAACAAATATAACTTTAGCTGATGCCTCTTTATTTCCAACCACAGGTGAAATTTTGGTAGGCGGAGAATTAATAACGTACACCGGAAAGTCATCTAATGATCTTACAGGAATTACAAGAGGTGCAAATGGCTCTACAAGATCTGCACACTCCACTGGTGCGATTGTTGAGGACACTACAAACTTTGTTGGTTGGGGCGAAGCATCATCAGCCAGCACAGTGGTATTACCTTCAGCTGATTGGTCTTTAGATAATTTTGGTCAAAACTTAGTAGCTACTGTTTTAGATGGTAAAACTTTTACTTGGGAGCCAATAAACACTAACTCAAATGCTCCACAAACACGTGCTACGGTTGCGACTGGCAACCCGACTAAATCAGTAATGACTATTGTATCAGATCAAGATAGACATCTATTTCATTTAGGAACTGAAACAATTGTTGGTGATCCAAGTAAACAAGATAAAATGTTTATTAGATTTTCTGATCAAGAAGACATATCAGACTATGCTCCAACTTCAACTAATACTGCTGGAACTTTTCAACTAGATGATGGCACAGAGATAAGAGGTGCTGTAAAAGGTAAAGATTACATTTTTATTCTAACAGATACAGCTGCATACATATCTCAATTTGTCGGACCACCTTTCACATTTTCAATTAGAAAAGTAGGATCTAATTGTGGTTTAATTGGAAAGCATGCATTAGTTTATGCTGATGGTGTCGTTTATTGGATGGCTGATTCAGGTGGATTTTTTGTCTATGATGGAACAGTTAAAAGTTTACCTTGCTCTGTTGAGGACTTTGTATTTACAACAAATAATACTGGAGATCTAGGGATAAGTTTTGATCAAGCTAAAAAAACTTACGCTGGTTACAACACATTGTTTGGAGAAGTTACTTGGTATTATCCAAAATCTGGATCAAACGTTATTGATAGGAATGTAACTTTTAATTACACTGAAAATGTTTGGACAACTGGCTCTTTAGCTAGAACAACATATTACGATGCACAACTTTTTGACCATCCTTACGCAACAGAATATACTGTAACTGGCGTTCCTACTTTCCCGACAATTAAAGGTGCAACAAACGCAAATGGTTCTACAATATTCTACGAACATGAAAAAGGAGTTGATCAAGTGAATACTTCAGGAACAACTGCTATTTTAGCAAATGTTCAATCAGGTGATTTTCAATTAGCTTTAGATGGTAATGGAGAATTTTTTACTAAGATAAGAAGATTCATACCAGACTTTAAAAGAATAACTGGTGATGCACAAGTGACAATAAACTTAAAAGATTTTCCTGTTGACACTGCAGCATCATCACCACTAGGTCCGTTTACTATATCTAGCTCTACTCAAAAAGTTGATACTCGAGCTAGGGGCAGAGCCGCTAGTTTAAAAATAGAGAATACTTCATCAGGACAATCTTGGAGATATGGAACATTTCGTGCTGACGTACAACCGGATGGTAGAAGATAATGGCAAAGATAACTGCATATATACCAGAGCCTAAAGAAACTTATCAACCTGAAAATCAAAGACAAGTTTTACAATCCTTAGATACTGTTAAGCAACAATTAAATACATCATATCAGCAAGATTTAAAAAATGAACAATCAACTTTTAACTGGTTTATATCATGACAATACAATACAAAAATGCGGGGATAAATTTATCAACTACAGATACAACTACTGTATTGACCTCACCATCATCGGCAAGATGTTTAGTTAAACAGATACAAGTAGACAACGCATCAGGGTCACCGGTCAATCTATCAGTGCAGTTTACAGATAGTTCTGCATCATTAACTTTTAGAATAAGAAATAAAGCAATACCTGCTAATGAGGTCGTAGATATTATAAATCAAACTTTGGTATTAGAAGAGGGAGATTCTTTGAAAATGACAGCGGGAACTGCAAATGAACTACAGGGTGTAATAAGTTATGCTCAAATAGACAGGTCACAAGAAAATGGCTAAGAAGAAACCTAAATTTGGTGTTAATAATTATACAAAAAGGACTCCAAAAAAAAGACCAGGAAGGCATACAAAAAGATTGAATAAACACAAAAAAAGAAGTATTAAGAAATACGGCTATAGAGGCCAAGGGAGATAATATGGAAATAAGAAGAGTACCAGCACACGCAGTAGAAAAAATAAAACATAAAAGAACTGGTAAAGAATATAAGGATAAGGCTGAGTTTGATGCAGATGTAGCTGATCCAAATACAGATACAACCGCAGCAGATTTTCAACAGGATCTTATAATTACACCAGCTTCATTAGGTGGCAAAAGCGATACTAAATGAGTCCTCTAGGAGGAACTGAAATACAATACGAGCTGTTGTATAAGCACGTAGATAATAAAATATTGGATAATTTCCAAATAACAACTTCAGTGCCAGAAAAGATTCCATTAAGTTTAGATAAAATAAATATACTTTGGCAACAAAACTCTTACGATCAACCTAATTTAATTGATTGGTTTTCTAATAAAAATAATCATAAAAAATACGATTACTATGTTTTTAATTCACATTGGTGTTATGAAAAATTTAGAATGAGATTTAAAGTACCAACAGATAAATGCACAGTAATAAAAAATGCTGTCGAATCCTTTCCTGAAAAAAAATTTAAACGAAAAGATAAATTAAAAATGATTTATCATTCAACACCATGGAGAGGTTTAAATGTTTTATTAGGAGCAATGCAACTTATAAAAAGTAAAGATGTTGAGTTAGATGTCTATTCAAGCACCCAAATATATGGTGATCAATTTAAAACAGCAAATGATAGTCAATATAAAGATTTATATGAACAAGCTAAGTCGTTACCTAATGTAAATTATATAGGTTATGTTAGTAATGATGAAATAAGAAAAAGACTTCCCAATTATGATGTATATTGTTTTCCAAGTATATGGGAAGAAACCTCATGTATATCCGCTATAGAATCCTTAGCTGCTGGTTTACATATGATCACTACTAACTATGGTGCATTATTTGAAACTTGTTCTGAATGGCCAGTATATATAAATTATACAAATGATTATAAACAATTAGCACAATTATTTGCTTTTTCTATTGATGAAGTAAACTCTTATTTATATAAAGGATCTGTGCCACAATTTTTAAAAAGCCAACAGCAATTTTTCAACCAGTTTTATTCTTGGGAAAGAAGAAAAGGAGAATGGACTAATTTTTTAGAAGGACTATTACATGAAAAGCGATCCAAATTCTGAACCACTTTGGTTTAATAAAGATAAGCAAAAAGAAAAGTTAAATGAGAATAGTATATTTGTAGCAACACCAGTTCATTCAGAAGTCAGCATACATTATACACAGTCATTGCTTGAATTGCAAAAACTAGCAATTAAAAAAAAGACAAAAATAGTATTTCAATTATACAAATCATCTTTAGTTACACAAGGAAGAAATCTATGTGTCTCTGCTTTTTTACGTAGCGGTATGAGTCATTTATTATTTATAGACTCAGATATTGGTTTCAAACCCGAAAGTGCTTTTAGATTATTAGATGCCAAGAAAGATGTAATATCTGTGCCCTACGCACTAAAAGATATGTGTTGGGATAAGGCTTTATATATGATTAAAAATAATAAAATTAAAACAGTTGATGATCTTAAATATAAAGCTTTCTACAGATATCCTTTTAAGGTAACAGATACAAAAAGTATTGAGGTTAAAGATGGAGCGATAGAGGTGACCCACTCACCCACAGGTTTCATGATGATAAAAAGGTCAGTATTTGAAAAGATGATAGAAAAGTATCCTAACTTTGAGATAGTTCAAGACAACGTGATCAACGGCAAGAATGAAAGAGTAAAGCATTTTTACAATTTTTTTGATACTTTACATGATCCTGAAACTAAAACTTATTTAGGAGAAGATTTTGCCTTTTGTAAAAGGTGGCGAGACATAGGTGGAAAATGCTATTGTTTAGTCAATGATTACATAACACATGTGGGTGAACATCAGTATACAGCTTGCTTCGCCGATGAGTTGATTAAGGAATTCTAAAGTGTTAATATTTCCTAATTAGCTAAAAATGAGGATTTTTTAACATATGTTACAGTTTTTACCTTACGCACTAGCAGCATACGGAGGATATAAAGGATACAAAGCATCTAAAGATGCTGGTGGATCAGGACTTCAAAGATTATTGGCAGGAGCTACAGGAGCATACTTAGGATACCAAGGTGGTAAAATGGTTCCTGGAGTAGACACTGCTGGTTTTGGGCAGGCTGGAGGTATACCAACTTTTACACAATTAGGACCAATACAAAGTTTAGCAAATACATCAGTAGGTCCACTATTAGGATTGCCACAACAAAGCACAATTGGAAGTTTAGGTAATTTAGCTACAGGACCTAACGCTTTGAATCTTGGCTCAGCAACAACTGCAGCAGGAACTGTAGCAAAAGCAGCGGGCGGACCAGGAGGGACACCGGCCGATATGAATACATTGCAAAAATTATTATTTAGACAAAGAGTAACTAAACAAGGAGCTTTTACAGGTGAACTAGAAATTGATCCTGCAAAAGCTGCAGCAGCGATTGCAGCAACCACGTACTTAACTGGTGCCTTTGAACCAAAACCACAAGATGTTTACACACCAACTTACAATTTAGCTGTAGCAGAATTACAAAAACAAAGAGGTGGTTTTAAATATATAGATCCAATTAGTGGAGAGGAAAAAGTATTTGAACAACCTTTTATACCTGAAGCAAACAGAGATCCTCAATATACTCAGGGACCATACGAATTATCAAAAAGTACATTCAATACGGGTGGCTTAGCTACCATACCAAAATATAATCAGGGTGGTATAAATTATTTACCTAGCAAAGTTACTCATGATGAAAATGACTCTAACAATTATGTTAGAGCACAAGGATACGTTGAAGACGGATCCGGCACAGGAGATAAAGACGAAGATACAATGTTAGCTCAATTAGCAGACGGAGAGTTTGTAACAAGAGCAGATGGAGTATTAGGAGCAGGAATCATAGCAGGTGCGAATCCAGAGAGTTTCAAAGACATGCGTGAAAAAGGTGCCTCATACTTCTATGAACAACAAAAACGATACAAAAGAGTTTTTGATTTATTAAAAGGAAGTAGAGATGCAAAAGCAAAAGCTAATTAAACCTCAAGTAGATATATTATCTGTTGAACCCCAATATATAGATAAGTTTTGGCCACTATGTGATTTTATGATCTCTGAAGCTTTACAATACTCTGGTGGTTTTGCATCAGCACATCACATTAAGGATCTTCTTAAAAAAGACGAAGCACAATTATTTTTGGCTTTTGGTAATGATGAAGAAGAATTAAATCAGGTATTTGCACTTATGGTAACTAGAATAGCAGCATTACCAAATTATAGTCAGCTTGAGGCCATAATTGCTACAGGAAAAAAAAGACACTTATGGGAGGACAAGCTAGTGTCAACAGTTAGTAAGTTTGCTAAACTTAATGGATGTAAAAAACTATCTTTTTGGTGCAGACCAGGTTGGGCTAGAGTATCAAAAAAATGGGGTTGGAAAGTTAAACATATTCAAATGGAGAGAGATTTATAATGGGATCAATAGTTAAAGGTATATTTGGTGGAGGATCAAGCTCACAACCAGCACCATCACCCTCTGGAGGAGGACAGTCTTTTCAAACTTCTGTAATCAGAGAGGCACCTGGTATAGAGGAGAGAAAAATTGAGTTAATGGATCTAGCGAGAGCTGCTGCCGATAAACCAGTGGCTATTCCTGCAATAGGAGTTGCACCATTCTCACAATTAGAACAAACTGGTTTTACACAAGCTGGTCAAACAGGAACTGGGCTAGCACAATTATTAGCAGCACAAACACCAAACATTGCACAATTTCAAAACCCTTTTCAAGCGCAAGTTATTGATGAAATAAATAGACAAGCGCAACAAGCGCAAAACACACTAGCAGCAAGAGCTGTAAGAGCAGGTGCATTTGGTGGTGGAAGAGAAGGTGTTGCACAAGCAGAATTAGAGCGAGCAAGATTAGGCCAAGTTGGTTTAGCCCAAGCCCAAGGTTTTGATAGAGCATTAGCAGCAGCTCAACAACAACAAAGAACTTTGGGTGATTTAGGAGTTGCATTACAAAGACAGCAACAAGGTGATATTCAACAATTAATTGCAGCTGGCGGTTTACAAAGACAACTTGCTCAACAAACTTTAGATGCACAAAGGCAATCACAATTGCAACAAGCTTTTGAACCGTTCCAAAGAGCAGAATTTTTATCTAACATTTATGCAGCAGGACCAAAATCACAATCGACGATTACAGCATCAACGCAGCCACAAACAAGTCCACTTGCTCAAGCTGTAGGTACAGGTTTGGGTGCGTTTACAGCTTTCCAAGGTTTTGGCAACAATCCAGGAAGGTAACATGGCATTAAACGATGTATTAAACAGACCTTTGTTTAGACAACAAGCCTTGAAAAAAGGTGTGTTGAAACCTGTTAAAGCTAAATTTGGTCAGATGATTGGTCCCCCAACTGTAAATACAACAGGACAGATGGCTAGAAACTTTCCATTAGCAATAAATCAACAAGGATTTTTTGGAAGAAATATTAGACCTGCGATGCAAAGAACTGGTCGATTTCTAAAAAGTCAATTTGGTATACGTCCTTTATTAGGGGCAGGTGGAACATATGAATTATCAAGTGATATATTAAATAAACTCGGTGTTACCGGACCAGTTGCTACAGGAATAAATACCTTAGCCGGTTTTGCAGGAGTGACTCCAATTGGAAGAGTAATTGGTACTGGATATTTAGGTCTTAAAGGTTTAGGTTTATTAGCTGATAAAATAAGAAGAGATAACTTTAATCCTAATTTACAATTTGGCACTACTGCAGGACAAATAACTGGTTTGGGTGGAGAACCGTTAGCAAATATTGATACTTCACGTTTGTTTGAACCATTAGATCCCACAAAACCCAGAGGTAGAGGAGCAGTAAAAAAAGAAAGAGAAAGACAAAAAGCTTTAGCTGAAGCAGCCACAGGTGAGGGTTCTGAAGTAGCTTTAACAGGAACAACAAAACCTGATGTTTTAACAGCTACAGGAAAAGAACAATTAGGCTCAGGTAAAAATAAAACAGATGTAATTGATATCACTGAAGTAGCATCAAACAATGCAATAGGTGCAGGAGTTGATGGTGGATTAAGAGGTCCAGTCGGTGCTGAACCAGGTGCTCCTATGGGACAACCACCTTTAAAGGTTGGTGAGATAGCTTCTAAACCTGTAGCGCCAGTGTCAGAGCCTGAAAAGAAAAAAGGTGCAGGTCAAGCTGATGTTAAATTACAAAAGGATACTAACGAATTAGATGATGATTTTAAAAAGTCTATCGCTAAAGCAAGATTAATTAAAGAAGAATTAATGCAAGGTCAAACATCAAATGCTAAATTAGTTTTTATGGCACAATTAGCACAAGGTTTACTAGGTGGCACAACACAAAAACAAGGATTAGGAGGTGCATTAGAAGTATTTGGTAACGCTATAGGACCTGCAATGACAAATTACGCAACCCTTAAATTAAAAGAAAATGAATTAGAGAACAATTTAATGAGTGATGCTTTAGAGCTTGTTACTGAAGAAAATAAATCTAGAAATGATGCATCTAAATTACCTGACATAGAAAAATTTGGTGTAATTCAAATACAAGACGCAAACAACCAAGCAAGAAATATTGTTGGTGTTCAATATAAAAATGGTACGTTTGGCGTAGCTACAGGTCAATTTGATCAATTCGGCAGAGAAATTTTTACGCCCGTGCCTGCTAATTCAGTCAACAAATTTATTGAACACTCTAAAGGTCAAACTGAAAGAGATAAAACTATAAGAGATCTGTCAGGTAAGTACAAAGCATATCAAATAGGTTTAGCTTCAATTAATATTTTAAAAAGTGATGATGTCACTGGAGGTCCCGTAGGAAGATTAGCTTTATTTAGTAAACGATTAGGTGATGCATTAGCTGATTTTAATATTGGTATTTTAAGTAGAGAAGAAGGTAAAGCTAAAATCGCAGAGCTTAAAAATCAATACATTCAACAATACATGAAAGATAATAATGTAGATGAAGAGACAGCAAGAAATGTATTCGAAGGACAATTTGGTAAAGGCGAATCTTATTTCAAGAAAACTTTAAAACAATTAGGAGTTTTCAAAGGCACGGGTGCTGATTTAGAACAATTAGCTATCAACGAAACAATTTTAACTTATGCCTTAGCTAACTCATTAAAGTCTAAAGACAGATTGACACAAAAAGATATTCAAATGGCAGCTAAACTTGTAAATGTATTTCCATTACTTAGAGGTGAAAAATCAGTTATTGAAGCTTTAGAAGCAGTTAACAATACACTAATTAAAGATATACAAGCAGCTGAGTTTGATTATATCAATGCCTTTGGTGGTGATAACAGAACAATTGATAACTACAGAAGAAGATACGGAATCACTGGCACTCAGGATGCACCGACAATTAGAAACCCATACGCTGATAAGACTACAAAAGATTTATTAAAGGAGTATTAATGGCTACTTTAGAACAATTACAGAAACAGTTAGATGACAGAACATTAGTTCCATCAGAACTAACAAAAAAACAAAGAGATATAATTGATACCTTAAT